TGTCGATGCCAGCCGCCAGTTCAGCCCATGCGTGGTGGGCTCGGGGCCGCCGTCCGAGGACAGCGTCGCACGCCAACTTGCGCGCGCGATCAGGAAGCCGTTGCGCATGGTGCGCCCGGCTACCTGGGCGACCGTCGTCCATCCTGGACCCAAGCCGATCAGCGAGCCGCTGGGCGTGCCGCTAAAAAAAGGGCCGGATAGCGTCCGACCCCCGAACCAGGCGTCTCCCGTCCCGATGCCCAGGTCGCCATTGTCGACCGACTCCATGCCGTCCGCGATTGAGGTGTTGCCGGACCACAGGATCAAGCTCGACCCGGCGCCCAGGACCGTCTTCTTGGTCCCGCGAACGATTTTCATGCGCCCCGTCGCCGGCTCGTAGGACAAGCCGTTACCGTCATCGAGAACCGCGAAGCGCGCCCCGCCGAAGACGAGGCTGCGGGTCACGCCGTCCGCGATCAGGTTCGTCGCCGCGCCGTCGTTGTCGAGCGCGATGGTCAGTCGCGACCCGAGGCCCGCCGTGGCGCTGAGCAGCAGGCTGATCGACGAGGTGTGACCCTCCGAGGCGCTAGACAGGGTGGTCAGCTGTGACGCCTGCCCAGCCGAGGCCTGTTGAAGGCCGATGATGGACGAACTGTTCGAACCATCCGTCGCCCTCAGTCCCGACAGCACCGACGCCAGCGTGCCCTCCGGACCCCATTGCACCGTGTTCTGGTTCAGGATGAAGCCAGAGGACGACCCGTTGCGGACGCCCATCAGGCCCAGCGTCGTGGCCAGCCCGCCGGTCTCGGACGCGCGAAGAGTCGCCTCGACCGAGATCGCGGACTCCGTTGCGCCGACGCGCACGCCCAGTGCATTCCGGGCCGCCACCTCTGCCGCGAGGTTGGTAAGCAGGGCTGTGATCGAACTCTCCGCCGACACCCGGTTCTGATCGACCTGCAAGGCCAGGGCCTCACGGATGATCGCCTCGGCCTGATCGCGCTGAAGCGACAGCGCGGCTTCCTGAACGATGGCGCCCTGGGCGTTCTCCAGCTCGCCGCCCATCACGCGGACGATGGACTTCACCAGCTTGCCGCCGTCGCGCGTGTTCGTCTCGACGATGCGCTGAAGTTCGGTCTGCCCGCGCCCCAGTTTCAGGATGGCCTCGGCCAGATCATCCTGAGCGCCGAACAGGCCGTCGAGGTCAGCCGCCTTCTCGAACCGCTCGGTCGCCTCCTTGACCTTGGCGTCCACCTCCTTGGTGGCCTCGTCAATCAGGCTCTGAGCGGCGTCGGGTGTGAGCCCTCCAGCGATCAGCTTTCCAGCCAGCCACGGCCCGATGACCGTCCGCGCGGAGTAGTTCTGATTTCGGACGTGGATCAGGCCGATCCAGTAGTAGCGGTTGCCTGGGACATTGATCGGAATGTCCTTCGCCGTCGGCGGCCAGGTCCCCGCCGACTGCCATGCGGCGTCTTCCGGAGGCTCGGCCGTGGGATCGACACTCTCCGGCACTTCCCACCACTGGACCTCGATGGCCTTAGCGGTGCTGTTCCCGACCACGCCCGACAGGTCAAAGCCGGGGACGAGCGTGCCGCCGGGGCCGGGCGGCCGAGGCGTGATCACCCAGTCTTCAGGAAGGGGTGGGGAGACGGTGTTGTCGACGGGCGTCAACTCTGGCGGCGCCGGAGGAACCGGGCTCTGGCCCATGGCGAACGGATACTTCTGATCCGTCTCGCTGACGAACGACACCCGCACCACGCCCGTCGCCGGATCGTAGTCCGTGTTCAGGCACAGGCACTTCAACCCGTTCAGGACGAAGCCCGGCTCGGTGATGGTGAAGGCGTCGCCCGGCCGGATGCGCTGAAGGTGCGGCTTCAGCGGCACGACGCCGATGATCCCCTCGCGCGTATTGGCGATCTGCAAGGCGGCCAGTTGCGCCGCCTGCTTGGCCTTCGGCACGTAGGGGTAATCGATACCTCGCGTGCGGATGGCTCCATCCTCGGCCTGGTAGGCCTCGGCCGTCACCTCATCGAGGGCCGTCAACTGCCACCGGTGCGCCTCTGACCAGAACCGGGGGCGAATGGTGTTGATGCGGTCAATGCGACTGGCGGCTGTGTCGATCTCCAGCGGCCCGGCCGTATCGCGAGCCGATATGGTGACGATGCTGGTTCGCGGGGCTGCGCGTTGGATGCAACTGATCTTGCCAGCGCGCTGCGCATAGATGGCCCCGCCCGCCTGCAGGAAGGCATCGAGGACCTGCGACTTGTCGTCGTCGGTCGTAGGATGGGCGGCGACGGTCCAGCCGTTGGCGTCGGCCACATTTGCGGCGGCGACAAAGGCCGCCACGTCGATGCCCGACAGCTTCGCCCCGATGCCGCCGACCTGATAGTCGACCTGCGGCGCTCCTTTGCCGGTCGGGCCTTCCCAAAGCCCGAGCGTCCACTTTAGCGCCCACAGGATCGGGTTGGTGATATAGACCCATGTCGAGGGAGCGTGCAGACGGCAGGGGCCGCTTCCTCCTGGGTAGGTGCTGTCGAGACGCGGATCCCAGCCCTTCAGCCCTCGGAAGGTGATGATCGGCTTGATCTCGCCCGTCGGGAAGGCCGTCCCTTTCGAGTTCTCCCCCATGACGATGAGGTAGGAGGCCTTGCCCGAAAGCCTGTGCGCGGAGGTCCAACCCGGCAGGGTCGCTCCACTCTTCAGGCCCGTCGGGGAGGGCAGCGCCGTGTCGGGCTGCCTGCCGAGCGAGTTCCGATACCAGAGCTCACCCTTGTACTGGCTGCTGATGGCTTTGCCGGTCGGGTCAAACGTGACGACCTCATCGTCGGCCATGAAGCCTTCGAAACCGTCGATAGGACCTGCGCCCGACAGCACCGACGGGATGCCGTAGTACATCAGATCGGGGCCATAGGTCTTTCGGTAGACAACCGAACCCGGCACGCCAATTCGCCCGGCTGCGAAGGGAATGGGGCCGTCGGGGCTCAGTACCCATTCGTCAGTCCTTCCGCCTGGCCCGACTTGAGGGTTGAGCGCGGACATGGCCGCCGAGAAGGCGAGGTTGGTGATGGTGCTGAGCGCGACCGACTTCAGCGAAGCCATCACCGCGGCCTTCGCTGCGGTTGCGGCAACAGCAGGCGCCGCCGCAGCAGTGTAGCTGGCGGCCGATAGAGCGATCTGCGGCATTCAGACCCTCCAGGCCGTCACGTAAGCAAGCGGCACCAGCACCTGACAGATGCCGTCCTTGAACCCGAGGATACGGCCGTTATCGAGGGCGACCGTCAGCGAGCATCCGAATGGATCACCGTCAGGCATGGCCATGGCGATGATGTCGCCGGGCAGGGCGGCAGCAGGCGGAATGCGGGCGCCCGGAAGGGTCGCATCCATCATTTCGACCAGGTCCTTGAACCCGGCCTTGCGGATGTACTTGACGGCGCCGGCCTCCGTCTTGTGGTTGGCCCTGGTCAACAGCGGAGCCTTGCGCCCAAGCTTGTGCAAGGCGTGGGCCGCGAGCTTCCCACAGTCCCGAACGCCAGGGGCATAAGGCTTGTCGGCAAAGCGATCCATGCAGGCTTGGGTCGCGGCCTGGCGCTTAATCATCGTCTGCATCACATGTACCTGTGCCGGGAGATCGGGACGATCATGTTCAGCAGGCGCTTGAAGAGGCCGGGGTTCTCAGGGCGCTGACGCCACTCGTTCTTGCGGGCGACGCCATCGACGTAGATCAAGCCCAACTCACCGGGCCAGATCGTCTGGTGGAAGGCGTTGTTCAGCCGCCAGTCGGCGTTCCGCTCCAGCTGGCGCTCGGCCTGGGTGCCGCACTCCAGCGTCAGGGACCAGCTATCTCCGACCTGAAGCCGAGGCTTGTCGATCTCGCCGTCGAACTTCAGTTCGGGCAGGCCCATCAGGCCGCCGGTGACGGGATCGATGACGCCCTCCCACCACTGAACGCGGACGCCTTGGGTGGACGGATTGCCAAGCGCGGCCGTTGCCACGTCCGACGCCGGCAGGATCACGATGTCCACGCGCGTGGTCTGTGCGTCGGCGCCGTCCTTGATCGATCCGACCGACGAAAGGACGCCATAGACTGGGTGCCGACCAAAGTAGGTCTCTGGCCCTTCGCCTTCGCCCGCGTCGTGAACGGCGAAGCCGCCATCCGTCAGACAGATGGGCGCGCCGGGCATGTCGAGGCGGACAAGCGTGCATTTGATTGGGGCGGGCTGCTGGAAGGCAATGACCAGAGAGGCGTCCATCACTCGCGCTCCCTGACCGTGAACTGCAGCCCGACCAGACGTTCGACGCCAACCGTCCATTCTCCGAGATCACGGATGAAGCCCTCAATCATGGGCTGCGCGATCTCGACCACATCGTTGTCGTTCGGCGGGCGCCGTAGCATCGTGCGGAGGGGGATGGTTGCGGTGCCGGCGACAGACGTCGCACTGGCCTTGGCGCGGTAGAGGAAGCGCTGACCGGCGGACACGACCGACAGGAACTGGCCTTTGCGGATGACGTAGCCGTTGGGCAGGCCGTCGATCACCAGTGAGGTCCCAGCCTGGCCCGCGCCTTTTACTAGCGGCGTGCCGGGGTTCGGGATCACAAGGCCGGGCTGGAACACGCGCATCAGCACCGTGTCGCCCTTGCCGCTGAGATCATCCCACTCCATCGACTGGACGTAGGTCATGGGCGGCATGAAGAAGGTGAGGGCGTATTTATCGCCCTTGCGGAGTAGTTCGGTTTCCGCGCCCCCGAAGGAGGGGTTGAGCACGTTCGCCGCCGAGATGAGGACGAAGCTCATCTTGGCCGGCGCCGGATCGGTCGGCAGCGTCAGGACAGCCATCATCGCCCCCTGGTGTATCGGCTGGTGCGCGCCATGTCGGACGGGACGGTGTGACGGGCGCCGGTGAACGCCGCCTCCGACGCCTGGGCAGCGACGGGCGCCGCCGCATTCGAGGCCAGGGCGATGAAGCTGTCGCGTTCGGGGCGCACCACCACTTCATGAAGGACGCGCTGCGGTGCCGCCGCGCCGCCGCCTAGGCCCGCGACGCTGAGCGAAGGCAAGGACATGCCTACCAGGCCGCCGGCCGAGAAGCCCTTGAGGTTCGCGTGCATCGTCTCAAGACGAGCCGCGCCGATCCGTCTCACAGCCTCCGCAGAGAAGACGTATTCGCCCTTGTGGACGATCCCAGCAGGCTCCTGCGCGCCGCCGTCGCCTGTGTAGCCGCCCTTGTCGAAGCCGAAGAAGGAGCGGCCCGCGCTGAAGGCTTTCGACAGCCAGTTCGTGGAGCTTCCCGCGGCAGGCCCGGCACCCGGCCCGCTTCCGCCGAACAAGGCGTTGGCCAGCGGCTCCGTGATCCCTCGGCGGACCGAGATCGACAGCAGGTCGGCCAGGATCTGTTTGGCCACTTGGGAGAAGGTCTCGCCGAGGTCCTTGCTGTTCATGATTGCATCGACGATCCCATCATTCAGCGCGTCGAGGCCGCGGGCCGCGACGTTCTCATAGGCTTCCGCGATCTCGTCGGCCGTCTTCAGGCTCTGGTCGCGCCAGGCCTCCAGCGGCGACATGGTCTGGCGGTTGACCGCGGCCGACTGAGCGGCCTGAACCTGTCCTAGTGCGTCACGGCGCGCCTGTTTGTCGCCGTCCGTCAGGCCCGGCGTGCGGCTGAGTTCGGTCTCCAGGTCTTCCCGGGCGCGGCGCTGAGCCATGGCCAGCAGCCGAAGCTCGATCTCCCGGCGCTCCTTGGCTGTGCGGGCTGCGCTGGACTGGAGCGACAGCAGGTCCGCCGTCAGGTCGGTGAGGGCACGCTCCTTCGCCAGCCGCTCAACGGCCAGGTCGCGAGCGAGGATGTCGGACGACACCCGGTCCTCCAGCGTGGCAGTCTGCGTCTGGATCAGCTTCAGCTGGTCGAACTCGGCCTGGGTGATGTCCTTGCGGGCGAGGCGGCTCTCCAGTTCCTTGGCCTCGGCCTCGCGCTCCATCTCGACCTGCTTCTTGGCGAGGTCGAAGCGTTCCTGGACCGTGAGCAGCTCTTCGTCGGCGATGCCCAGTGCGCGCTGGCGGAGGCGGAAGATTTCCTGCTCGACGCGTTCGGCGCGGCGGGCTTCGCGCTCTGCTGCGCGCTGTGAACTGTTGTCTGTC